AGCCGTACCGAAGCCGAAGAGTCCCGTGACCAGGCAGAGAAAGCCAGGACACAGACAGAAGCGGCGAGAGTAAAGGCGGAAGAAGCCAGAGCCGCAGCAGAGACAAAACGTGCACAGGACGAACAGAGCCGTACCGAAGCCGAAGAGTCCCGTGACCAGGCAGAGAAAGCCAGGACACAGACAGAAGCGGCGAGAGTAAAGGCAGAAGAAGCCAGAGCAGCAGCAGAGACCAAACGTGCACAGGACGAACAGAGCCGTACCGAAGCCGAAGCGTCCCGCGTCCAGGAAGAAAAGAACCGGGCACAGCGAGCACAGGAAACACTCGACAAAGCAAATGAAGCGGTGAAAATTGCGGAACAGGTAAATGAAGCAAAGTACATAGAAGATAAAGATAACAGCGTGAAATACGCCTATGCGTTATACACGAAAGGCAGTATTCCGCATCTGAAACTTACAAGGATAGAGGAATAGAGGAGGGGTAATATGTCAGATATGGATGTAACATTGCCATCATACGCGCAGCAGGAAAGGATTGCCACAGCGTTGGATATTATCGCATTAAAAGAGAACCAGGAAGCGACGGCGACACTTGAAGCAATGACATTAAACGGTGCGATGTCGTCCGAAAAGATACTTGACACAGCTTGCCAGGAACTACTCGACGGAACGAATACGACAAGAGTTTTTTGGGCGTGGTATCCACGCGCTATGGCACTGGGAGAAACAGATAAATACAAATTACTTTCACGTTTCTTGACAGCAGCAGCACAGGCATGGAAAGACAAAACCTATACTTTACGGAGCTATGATCCGTCAGTGTCAGGAGTAACAAAAATGACACCGATGGATAATCTTGCAAATAAAGAAGCGGCACAGTTATGCACAGAGAACACGGAAACGGTAGAAGACTGGACAGACGAGGATCCTGCAACCTGGTACATCAGAGCAAATGCATTGTCACTGGAAGACGGAACAATGAATATCACGTTCTTCGAAGGTGAAGATGGTTTTGATATTACGGGCGAGGATGCACCTGTATATACATTTGCAGCCGCATTATGGATCAAAGAATGGAACGACGGCTCGTACAATTATATTTCGTTCAGGACGACAAAAGGAGCAGGATATTATCCTGATGTCGCAGATGTGGATCCAGAAAACAAAAAGCGTGCGATCACATGGCATCCATCATTTCCGGGAGGACTTAACAGCAAGGGGGCACTGACATCTGGTGCAGGAAGAAAGGCGTATATTTTTGCATCTGCGCAGGCAGGAATTCAGAAAGCCCGACAGATGACACCCTACGAGGGATTATGGAATGACTGTGATACAAGGTGGCTGTTGAGGATGTGGCAGTTGAGACACTTTGACCTGGAAAACTCAAACATTGCAGAAGGATGCACGAGTTACAATTGTCAGTATATGGTGGTAGTGCCGGAAGAAAATGTAAAAAGAATTTTACTCCCAACGAATCAGGGATCACAGTTCCTTCCAGGTTCAACAGTGTCCGTTGGGGACATGGGAGAACAGACAAATAAAGACCGATACAATGCATGGATGAGAAACCTTGCCGATCTTGTACAGGTTGCGTCAGTGGAAAAAGTGATAGTCAACGATACAGAGTACACAGCGGTTAATCTGAATATTGAAGAAACCATCACGACGACAGCGACCACATGCATCTCGACAATGCCATGGCACTCTGGAAACACGGAAAAACTGCCAGGGCACAAAGACGGCTGCACAGTCAATTTGACATCAGGAAAGACACCATTACGAGTGGCTGGCGTAGAAGTGCTAGACGGAGCGTATGCGATTGGTCTGGATCCACTGTACAATGTTACGGCAAATACAGACGGCGGGTTTAACTATACAATCCACGAGTGCAGAGACAGCCAGAAGTTAGCAAACTCTATCACGGCAGATTATAAAGATACAGGTATTTCTTTTACCGGAATGCCAAACGGATGGAACTATGTAAAAGCGTTCGTAAAAACAAAATTAGGAGTGTTGTTTCCGAAACTGATCGGTGGATCTTCAACGACTTTCTTCAAGTCGGCTTTTTGCGGTGCTTACTCCGCTGGTGTTCGTTGTCCGTGGCGTTTCGCGGCCTTGTACAATGGCGGTATTGCGGGTTTGGCTGCGGAGAATGGCAGCAATTCGCCGGGCTACTCGTACTGGGACGGTCGTCCGCGGCTTTGTGGTGCGGGCAAAAAGCGGGGTGAATGGTCTGAATAAGCAGACCAGAGGGGCAAGACCCCTCGAATAAAAAAATAAGGGTGTGCGGGCGCGGGATCGGCTTTTTACGGTGCTAACTCCGCTGGTGTTCGTTGTCCGTGGCGTTTCGCGAACTTGAACAATGGCGGTAATGCGGGTTTGGCTGCGGAGAATGGCAACAATTCGCCGGGCAACTCGAACTGGAACAGTCGTCCGCGAATTTATGTTTATTTTGAAGACAGAAAACAATCTGTTGAAATGCGCCCGTATATCCACGCGAAAGCGAAAATCTGTAAAACCGGAAATCAGAAAATTGATACGTATAACCGTGGGTTATATGTGCGGTAAGTAGTAACAAGACGGATTTTGTCTAAAGATCTGTCGCAACCGAACACCGCTTCACACATAAAGCAAAAGATAAATGGCACATACAAAAAGATACAAAAGATTAAATCAAGAATTATGCGAACAGGCAGTAAAAGAGTGTTTCAAGGGAAAATGGCGAAGGAATGACATACTGACATTTGTTGAAAAATACGCAGGGATTCCGCGAGACGATATAAGGATTGACGACCTATCAGGAACACGAAAATATAAAAATGAAGCAATTAAAGCAATTGGTCTGACAATGCTCGGAATAGCAGAAGATCTGGTTGACTATGGTATCGAACCAGATGACATGGAACCCGTAGTGATACGACAGCGACCGGATGGAATGACGGGGAAGATCAGAGATATTGCGCTACTGTGCATCATGCACCAACTGCTAGGACATATAACAAAACTGATCCTGGAACCACTGATCCAGGCGCGACTACTTCCAACGCAGCACGCAAGCATTCCTGGACACGGGCAGACGATGCTGAAAGACCAAATGCGGCGGTATCTGCTAAAAGAATCGCTCGGAATTGAATACATAAGAAAGACGGACGTAGTGCACGCTTACGCATCACTGCAATACGCTGTATGTATACGATTGGTAAAAACAGAGATTCCGAAAGCAAAGTACGCAATACGTTTGTTGGAATACCTGGAAACAATCGCACCGGACGGGCATTTGATTATCGGAGGATACCTTGATGCATGGTTATTTAATTTCACGATGTCCTACGCGATCCGATACTTATATACACTTGGCTCGACGAGACGAGGAAAGAAAATACCATACGTGATCCGCTGCGGAACATTTATGGACGATTTCGCCATTGGCTCGGGATCCGTAAAGGGAGAACAGAGAGCGACGAAAGCATTGGGCAAGTGGTTGAGAAAGAATCAACAGTTGCAGATAAAAGAAACGACAGGAATTATCAAGATGCTACCTATCGAGGAAGAAAAGCGACGGAGAAACTTATCAAGACCAGGGCAGCGTGGCGTTCCGATGTTGGACATGGCAGGCTACAGGATTAGCAGAACACATGTAACGATCAGACGGCGCGTTTTTAAGCGTACACGGCGGCAACTGCTAAGAGGATACCGGGAGCTGAGACGTGACGGAACATTGCGAAAGGAAAGAGCGCAGAAACTTGTATCATATAACAGCTATATTGAACAGTCAGATTCGTTTCGTTTAAGAGAAAAATATCACACAGACGAATTGCTGTCAGTAGCATATCAAGTAAATGGATTCTACGGAAGGCTAGAACATCAGAAAAGAAAGGAAGAACTGAATGATTTACTTAAACGTAGACGCGGATCAGAAGCCGCAGAGCGTCGCATTGGAAGAACTTCCAGGAGGAAAAAAGACCGTCAGGATGACTGACAACATCGAAGAATACTTCCAGGAAAAAACGGAAGACAGAAAAATGTACAAATATGACGAAGTAGTATTCGAACTTCCGGCAGACAGCACGATCACGCAGGAACAGATTGAAAAGGACTTCGAAAAATACTGGGAATATGGAAAAACAAATCAGGCAGGAACGGATGAAGACATGAAAAATGATGAACCAGATCCGGGAGAAGAAGGAATGACACGAGCAGAAATGAGCGTGGAAATCAAGAAGCTCAAGGAGAAAAACGAAATGTTAGAATCATGTATGCTTGAAATGTCAGAGCTTGTATATGCTTAATCAGATTAAGCAATTATTATACAAAATTTTATTCGGAAAGGAGGGTGACACAATGATGGCTATGTTATGGGCGCAGAAGATTATGTATGCAGAAACAAAAGAAGAAGCAATTGCACTCTATAAAAGAGTGCCGCGACTTCTTAAAGAGAAGGTTGAAGCAATTCTTATCGAGAGCGGATGTGAAGATCTGATTAAAGAAAGCGGAGAACAGTAGGAGGAACAGCAATGGACGAAACAAAGGAACCGTATAAAAACGGAGCCGGGAACCTGCTGGAAATCGTCGACATGATGTGCGATGTGGTGGAAAGGCTGGCAGGGATCGTCAGAAAGCAAACTGTCTTGATCGAGCAGGAGAGGATCGCGGGCGCGGTCTTCCCTGACGATTTTTCAGAAGAAAGAGAACAGGCAGAACATGATCTTAACAGGATCGAAATGAAATTAAGGAGGTTATGACATATGGTGAAAGAAGGAATTTGTACTACTATCGGAGTAGTTGGAAGCATGATTGCGGCTGCATTCGGTGGATGGGACCAGGCACTTATCACATTGATTGTATTTATGTGCGCGGATTATATTTCGGGGCTGGCAGTCGCAGGCTTTTTTCACAAAAGCAACAAAACAGAAAGTGGAGGTCTGGAAAGCCGTGCTGGATGGAAAGGGTTATGCAGAAAAGGAGTAACGCTCCTGTTCGTGCTGATTGCCTACCGTTTAGATCTGACAATCGGCGTGGACTATATCAGAAATGCGGTTATTATCGGATTTATCGCAAATGAGTTAATCAGTATTGTGGAAAACGCGGGATTGATGGGAGTACCACTCCCAACAGTAATTGAAAATGCAATTGAAATTTTAACACAGAAGTCAAAGGACGGCGAACAGAATGGAAAAACAGGAATTTATTAAAAAAATTGCAGCATTAGTTAAAAAATATGCGGGGCTGTACGGTATTACCGTACATTCCCCGATTATCGGACAGGCAATTCTGGAGTCCGGATGGGGAGAGTCGAAACTTGCGGCAGTATATCACAACTACTTCGGTTTAAAATGTGGAACAGCCTGGAAAGGCAAATCCGTAAATATGACCACAAAAGAAGAATACACAGCCGGAACACTTACCACGATTAAGGACAACTTCCGCGTATACGACAGCATGGAAGAAGGCGTAAAAGGATACTTTGAATTCATTCAGTTGACACGGTATGCAAATCTGAAAGGAATCACAGATCCGAAGGTGTACTTAAATACGATTAAGGCAGATGGATATGCGACAAGCTCTACATACGTCAACAACGTCTATGCATTAATTGTGCAGTACAACCTTACGCAGTATGACAAAAATGTGGACAATGTGGATAACTCAGAGAAAGAAGGTACAAAAGTGGGATATTCGAGGCAGGCAGTAGTCGATCTGGTGGAAAGCTGGATTGGAAAGAATGAAGCAGACGGCTCATATAAATCTATTATCAACATTTACAACAGCTTTACCGGAAAATTTCCGCGCAATACAAAGATGGAGTATAGTTGGGCGTGGTGTGCTTGTTGCTGGTCAGCACTTGCTGTCGCACTCAAATATACCGCTATTATGCCGATTGAGATTAGCTGCTATTATTTAATTGAAGAAGCGAAAAAGATGGGCGTATGGGTGGAAAATGACGCATATGTGCCAAAGCCGGGAGACGCGGTACTGTATGACTGGAACGATACCGGAAAGGGGGACTGTACCGGAACACCGGATCATGTCGGAACTGTAACTTACACAAACAAAGAAGCAGGCTATTTCGTGGTCACAGAAGGTAACTACAATGATGCGGTAAAGAAAAGAACCGTGTCTATCAACGGACGCTATATCCGCGGCTTTATCGTGCCGAAATACGACACTGACACCGCCGTCCCAAATCCAGTAAGAAAACCGGGCAAAACCGTAAAAGAAGTAGCCCACGAGGTGATCGCGGGACAGTGGGGCAACGGAGATGAAAGGGTGAGTGCATTACGAATTTGCGGTTATGATCCGGTAGCTGTCCAGACAGAAGTGAACAGCATTCTGAACGGGTCAGCAGTAACCACGGATAAGACAAAACAGGATTCAAACCAGGCGATTACAAGGACCGTGAAGGCGACATGCTATGCAAAGAAAAAGAATCCAGCTATTGCTGGATCCTACGTAACTACCGCGGATCTGTATTGCCGCAACGATGCCGGAACCAACAAAAAAGCTCTGTGCCTGATTCCGAAAGGAACAACTGTACATAACTATGGTTATTACAATGTCGCGAACGGTGTGAAGTGGTTGTACATCACAGTAACACTTGACGGTACAGAGTACATCGGATTCAGTTCCAGTGCATACCTGAAAAAGAAATAAGCCAGAGAGGAAAAGACTATGAAATATTATGTCGGAGAAACATTTGAAGAAGCCAAAAGGACAGCGAAAGAATACAAATCACTTCTGTACGCCAAAAACAAAGCGGACAATACAGGAATGATGGTATTCGATGAAAATGGAACAAAAGTCCATCCGTTAAAAGTGGAGTTAACAGACGATGTGCCAGACGGTGCACTTGACGAAAACGAAGACGGGACATTAAAGGTGTACGACGAAGATGGAAATATCGTTGGAAGTATGACGAAGGAAGAAGCGGAACAGATCAGCAACGCAATCACAGATCAGGACATTGAAGCAGCAATCGTGGCAGTAGCGACAATCGAAAAAATTCACGGAAAAATCAAAAGAGTGTTTGATGGAAAACTGCGTCTTAGGCGCAGACCCTCTTCTGATGAGGATGCGATTTGTGGAGTTACTACATTTGATGAAAAAACAGTAACAGAAAAGGCGACTGTATCAGGACAAATATGGTACAAGACCACAGATGGATTTTGGATTTCAGGAGCACCGGAACACACAGAATTTATCCCGGACAATATGTAAGAAATACATATATGTTGAACATTGACGGAAAATTAAAACTGAAAAACGAAAGATTAGAGAAGGCAGCGGATAGAAAAAGTCGCTGCCTTTTGTGCATTATGCCTTCGGAAGTGCATGGATCAGAGCCAGATCGGAGCTACATCAAAGGCAAATTGCACAAAATAATATTTATACTAACTATTGATAACCCAATGTCATAAGAAATGCAGCAAAGTATATTTATATTTGTATTTGGAACGTAAGGTAAATGGCAGTTATGGAACGTATAAATATTGGGAATTTACCGGAAACAATACAACAAATCTGCAGCGTACATTAGATGTTGCAGTTCCAAGCGGTACCTATTACCGGGTACGCGGCTACCATGCAGCAAGCAACGGAGGCCTGAAAGAATCAACATCTACTCTGACTCAGGGCATTATGGTGAAATAATCTTTCTGTCGACAACAGAAAAAGAAAAATATTAAGCAGTACCATTACAACTGAATAGCGAAGCATGGGTGCGTTCCAGGGGGATGACAGAAACATAAAATAAGCCGTAGTAAACATCCGTTACCTTTCAACTGGCGCGAAGTGCTTGCAGTCGTCGAGAATATATGGGAAAATATTCGACTCGATAAAAACAATATACACACACAACACACACAGAAACGGGATGGAATTTATAAAAATTTCATCTCGTTTTTGTGTGTGGAGACTGTTAAAAAGCTGCTGTATCGTGTATAATAATTACAACTAAAATGTATTGGCAAAATTGTCAGAAAAAGGGGGTTCTCAT